GGAGCGGTCGACCGCCCATTTGTGGCCGTAGAGGATCGCGTCCATGACGATGTCCATCGTCCGTACGCGGGTGACGAACGCCCACTTCGGATCACTCGACAACGTGCGGTTACCCCACAAGCGGAAACCGTCATCGCGGATTATCGTGGTGATGTTTGCGTTGTTGAGCAGGTTGGCCCGGCAGGTTTCGTCGCCGTCCAGAAACTCAATCGGGCGGGAGGTGCCGGTGATACCGACGAACTCTTTGTTCGAAGGCGAAGCCCAAAAGCCGTATTCGCTGTCGGTCCAGGCAAACAAGCCCGCCACCCAGGCAGAGCCCGGCGCGTCGACCGTTGCATCCGCCGTGGTGTCCCAGTACTGCACACCCGGATCAACCAGGTACGCCCGCTTGGCGCCGAAGTTCTCGGCGTAGGCCATCACCGCCTCATCGGTGGTGTTCGGACCGTCGAGGATGGCGAGCCCTCGCAACTTGTCGGCCACTGCCACCAGAGCGGTACCGACAGCCTGTGTCGCGCTGTGCTTGGGAGTTACCAACAGCCGCGGCTGCGCGTTAAACCGGCTCTTGCCATCCAGCAGCGCCTGCAGGCCGGTACGCTTGCCGTCAGCCAGAACGCCGCCGATGATTGCCGAGGTCTGTGCAGCCGGATCGGCCAACTGGGCCACACCACAGGCGACGATCACCGCCTTGGCCCGGGTGTAAATGGCTTTGCAGGCTTTGGTAATCGCCGAGTCGGCGCCGAAAGCAGCCACCGCTTCGCGCTCATTGGTGATCACCACCAAGTCATTCGGCTTCGCGCTGTAGGCCGGCGCCGGCACGAAGGTATCAACCAGTCCAATGATCGAGGACGAAGGCAACGCAATGACACGAGCGCCGGTGTCGACGTTCGTGGTGGTAACGCCGTGAAAGAAGCTCATAAATTCTCCAGATACGAAAAAGCCCCGCAGTGCGGGGCTTTGTTTGGGTGAAGCAGAAAAGAAAACGCCCCGACAGTGCGGGTCGTTTATTGAGTTGCTTCGATCAGCCAAGGCGGCGCGATCGGACGATGGTCGGCAAGCGGGAATTGCGAGCCTTGCGGCCAGTCGCGCAACTGCCGGCGGTAGGCCTGCAGTTCGGCATATTGCTCAGGCGTGATCGAGGTCGACCTGCCCTCCTCAACCTCGTCGCGGTGGCGTGAAACCAGAGGGTCAGTAGCCATCAATTGCCGATCACGCCAAAGACGCTCAGTGGCAGCCTGCACCTCAGCGCCAGGCGGCGGCCGATCAACCAGAATAGGATAACCAGACTGGTCAGATGCGAGGATCATTCCGGCAGTCTGCCCATCCAAGAGCGCCCGGCAACGCTCGTGGGAAATCTCGACGCCATCATCCGGAACAACATCAATAACAGCACTGTCATAAAAGCCATGCTGAGTTGCACTAAAGAAAATCATGCTCAGTTCCCCCATACGCGCCAGGAAATTACTGGGTTCACAGACATATTCGGCCCCGAGTTCGCATTGACCAAAATGCTATTGAGGCTGCTGCCGTTCTTCCTCACCCCAGCAGTAGAAAACTCCGCGGCCCCCGCTTGTGTCGCCAATGGCACCGAGGCCAACGCCCCCCAAATCGCATTAGGGAACGCAGTTGGGAGGATAACGGCCACCTCGCTATTATCTGTAACAGAGACAGAACCCCATTGCTCGATCACGCCCGACGGGCGTCTTTCCCATCCGTTCGCCGCGCCAGACATGGAAAATTCTTGAGAATATTTCAGCGCCGCCCCGCCAGAAATAAAGTAATTCGTACCCTGCAAAACCAACTCAACCGATGTTCCCGGCTGAATAACCAAACTGGTCATTGGCTGTGTTGCGATGGCGCCCAAGCTATCACCTGCAGCAGGAACCAGCGTTGCAGCGGCCGCCCCTACGTTTTGCACTAAGATCGTACTTCCGACCAGCACAGAGCCCACGGCAGACGGCGGTAGCGTCACAGTGAATGACGTACCCGAGTTCAACAGCAGCAACTTGCCAAAAACATTAGCCGTCAGCGCCGTGTTGGCATTGGCGATAGCAGCCCCTGCACGATTACCCAGCGCCCTCTGTACAAATTCAGTCGTCGCCAGCCCCTTACCCGCGTCGAACTGCGCCCGGGTCGTGAAGTTTGGCCCCGCCATGACACCAGCGAAGGCGAGCGCTGCCGTTCCTCCGACCAATCGCCACTGATTTTCCAGACGGATAAATTCAGCCGTGTCGCCCAGGGCAAGCACCAACGGCCCAGCCAAACCGGTCGAGGTATACACGACGTCGCCGGCGGCCGGGGCGATTTTCAGCCCACCGTTGCCCGCACAAACAAGCGTAATGGTAGCGGCCTGCGCTACACCTGACGTCGGCGGCAAAGTAGCCTGAAGCTGCGCAGCACCGACAAAGCTGTGAAGGCCACCGACGTGCATGGCCGTCAAAGCCAAATTTTCGGCGCTCGTGGTGAAGCCCGAGAACTCGACACCGCTACGCTTTACATACTCCGTCGACGCAATCGACTTGCTGTTGTCGAATTGCGCCGGGGTCGGCACCGTGGGATTACCGGCAAAGCTTGGAGAAAACAGCCGGGCAAATCCGTCAGTAATGTCCTTGAACGTGAGCGCCGTGGTGCCGACGTTAATCGGACCATCTGTCACCAGTTGCCAGATCGTGTCTGCCTGGGATGCACCTGCCTCGACTGCCACTGTCAGATTCGGCGTCACCCTCACATTGCTGTCGGCATCCTTGGCGCGTGTCCAGGCGCCCAAGGCCGCCTCATAAGGACCGTTGTCCCTGGCTGCTGTCTGGTTCTTCACCAGCACCCGATCACCCGCGCTCAGCGATACACCGTCCACCACCTGCAAGCCGACCAAGTTGATGTTGGTCGTTGTAGCGGCGCGCACTGACTGCTTGATGTCGAGCTTGCTCAGCTCCTCCAGGATGCGCGAATCAACGTACTCACGCGTAGCCAGCACCACCGACGGATCGATTTTCAACTGAATGTTCGAAGTGCCGTTGGTGATGATGTGCATCCGCACCACCTGATTGCGCCCAGAATTCTGCTCTAGCAGCGGCTTGTAGCTGGGCGCCACGTTGGAAACGGCGCAGAACACACCGTCCTTGTCTTCCAGCGCCAGCTCGCGAATCCACCAGCCGCCCACATCGGGCGGCAGCACCAGTTCCGCAATCAGGACATTGGCGTCTTTCTCCGATACACGAAGCTGATTGAGCTGGGCCCGATAAACCTGATTGATGAGCCTGGTTTGCGACGGGCTTGGCACCGGATCGGTGCCGTTCGCATCGCCGATCAGCATGTACTTTGGCTCCCAGGGAATGCCCAAAGCATCGCAGTTGGTTTTTTTGTTGGCACCTAATGTGGTCAGCATGCCGCCAAAGATGGTGTTCTTATCAACCATAAGGGTAGGTATCCAATTCATCGATTATGTAATGGCCGACGCCGCTGTAACCCTGCACCTCTACGTCGATGTCGGGATTGCTCCAGGGATAAACATCAATCTCATCGCCGTCATAAACGGCGAACCCGATAAAGGCGTCGAGGTGTGCTTCCAGGACGATGTCCAAGCCGGATAAATGGCGGCTGACCGGCCGGGCGTCATCGATCAGCCATGTCAGTTCCTTGTAGGTTTCTTCGCTGATGCCTTCATCGGAAACACCGATCTTCAACGCGAACGTTCCCGGCACACCCTTGGGCTCTGTCTGGAACCACTCGACGACCTCGATCAGATAACCGAACGGTTCCACTACCCGGCGCAGGGCGCCAATGGTTCCTTTATGGGCATGGACGTAGAACGAGGAGCGAATCACCGAACGCTTGATCTCTTCGGGCCATGCCTCGTCCCAGCGGTCCACGGACCAGGCCCAAGCCAGTTGGTAAAGCAGGTGCGCCGGGCAGGTGTCCGGGTTGTATAAGGTTCGAAGCGGTATCTGCGTTGTTTCGTCGATAGCCGCTTCAATTGCCCGTTCGAACTGGGTACTGTTGAGGGGAAGCAAGCTTTTCATCAGCCACCCCGCGTGATGGTAAAGCCCGAGCACCACGCCGCTTGGGCCTTGGTTGGCTTAATGTCCTTCCATCCGGGGATCTCCACGCGGGCCACCCCACTGACGTGGACCTGCGCATCAATCGCCGATCGGGCCACCTCAACGCCTAAGCGGCGTCGTGGATTGATCCAGGCTTGCAAGCGCGCCTTGCACTCCGCCAGCGCTGCCTCGTTTTCCGGGCCATTACCGGCCATGTACACCACGGCATCGATTCGATAAGGCAGGATCTCGGCGCCCTGCACCGTCAGCCGGTCAGCAACCGGCCGCCGGTCATCATCGCTAAGGTAGGTTTCGACCTCGGCCAATAGCTCGGGACTGGCCGTGCCATCGCCGTCAAGCGACAACACAGTGACCACCACCTCAGCAGGCGCCGGGCTTTCGGCCGTGGCATCTGCCACCAGGCCCGAGGTGTTCCGTGCGTGCAGGATGTAGCTGTTTCGGGGGCCGGCAGTGGTAAGCCCTTCGTAAACCAGTTGTATCCGCTCGCGCAGGGCGTCGTCCTCCTCCATCACCGCCGACACGGGCGGAACGGCGGAAAGATCCTCGGCTTGAACAACCAAGCGTCTGAGCCCTACGTTGCCTGCCAGATGATCAAGATCGGCCCGTTTTGCAAAAGCCAGCAGCAAGGCTTTACCGGCATCGTTGACCCGCGCCCGGTTCTGCATGCGTCGATAAGCACCCAGTTCCAGCAGCTTCGTCACCGGATCACTTTCAAGATGTGCCGTCCAGTTGTCGCCCATGTATTCGCGAAACGCCGCCAACTCCTCTTGGTACAGTTCCTCAAAATCCAGGCTTTCCAACACCTGCGGCGCCGGCAACGCCGAAAGGTCGATAGTGCTCATGCGTTCACCTCCAGCACCACGCCATCGCCAATGTAAGAGCCCGTCAGTTGCAAGGTGATTTGTCCATCCACCACCGCAATGACCCGGACACGTTCAAGTTTCAAACGGGGCTCCCAGCGCCCGAGGGCACGAGCGACTTCAGCCTGTACCGCGCTTTTCCAGCCCTCATTAACTGGCAGGTCGACATAGCGACGCATTTGGCTGCCGTACTCTGGCCGCATGCGGCGGCTGCCGACAGGCGTGCCCAGAATGTCCTCAATGGACTGCCGCAAATGCGCCTGCCCGGACAGCGGCTGCCCCGTGCGACGGTCCACTCCGATCATGGAATTACTCCGTCAGCTGTTGCATATCCGGGTGGGCCTTGAGAAAGGCGTATTGATCATCGCCGCAGGCTGTGACCTGGCCGGCGATGATCGGCAAGCTGCTGCCGTCCGGCATGATCAGCGTGCGTGAGGTGTAACGGGTATCACGAAACACTCGTGCCGGTCCGATGGGGGCCGACGACTCGGCTTGGACGGGCTCAGGCACCGCCGCGACGGCAGTTGGCCGCTCGGTGTCTGTTCGCGTTTTGCTCATTTGGGTAGCTCCAGAAATGCGAAAGCCCGCACGTGGCGGGCTGTGGATAAATATGGGAGTCAGTGTTTGTGGTTCGGCGTGTTGCCACCGGTATCGATGATTTTTCCGCCGCCGTTGATATCGCCCGTGACCTGCAACGGGCCGTTGATCAGCACATTGCCCGTCAGGGTGATATCGCCTGCCGTGGCGTTTATCTCGCTGTCCGTTACGACCACTTCGGTTCCGCCGACTTTGATCGTCACGGTACCGCTTGGCACGGTGATGGTGTAGGTGCCGGCCTGCCAGTCATAGACCAGCGAGCCCCCATCCTCGAAACGCCAAACCTCGACGTGGTCGCGGTTGTCCGGCGGTGCCCCGGCATCGCCATAGAGGCCGGGGATAAATGTGCCCTGCGCCACATCCCCGCTGGCACTTACCAGCGTTCCCTGCTCGCCCATGCTGGGGGCTCGCCAATGACGGGCTTTACCGGCGGCGATGCTGTGCCAACGCACCCAGGCACTGACCCAGTCCCCATCC